ACTTTGTTAGTAGCCTCAATAGGCTACACTATTCAAAGATGGTATTTAATGAATAAGAAAGATGACTGATTTTGATAACGACTTTCAAGACTTTATAGACGAGCTTGAAAACAAAGAACAACCAATCTGTAATATTGATAACCCAGACTGTGAAGCCTGTGGTAGCTAACTATGAACCCACTACTAAGTAAATTAATCGGTAAAGGCGCACAGGAGACGATTAAAGCCGTTTCTGATGTTGTGGATAGGTACACTACCAACCCAGAGGAGAAAGCCGCTATAAAGGCTTCTATTGAAGCTGAGATAAGTAAAAGGTGGAGTAGTGATATGACTTCTGATTCTTGGCTCTCCAAGAATGTTAGACCTTTAACTCTGATTGTAGTAATAACCTTTCTGGTCTTTATGACCTTCTTTGATGGTTTAGGTTGGGTAGATGTTAATGAATCTTGGATAAGCCTATGGAATATGTTAAGCATAACAGTAGTAGGTGGATACTTTGCGGTACGCACTCTTGACAAGAGAGGTAATGTAAAGTAATTAGTATTTATTCACAATACTTGATTATCTCCTTTTTTTCTTTGAACTTAGCCTTATATAAATAGATATAAATAGTTAGAGACTTACAGTCTCTTATATATAATCTCTTATATATATAGTTATAGAGACCTGTAGGTCTCCTATTAAATATCTTTATATATATATAGACCTGTAAAGGTCTTATTCTTAATCTCTTAAAAGATATATATATCTATTAAGGGTTTTTTTATGTTTTGTATTTTGTATGTTAATAATTTTGTTTACATTAGCATAAACTAAAATACTTACAATGACTTACCAAGAATTAACAAACAACAAAACTTTAACAGTTAACGAATCAAACTTATTTCAAGTTATCTACAACGAGCAGAAACATTACTTAAATGATTGTTTTAGTTCTTTAGGATGCGAAGAATTAGCAAGTATGACTAAACAGTCGTTAAACAAAATAAAAGGTACTGTCGGTTCATTAGTAAAAAAAGATTTAGTAATAACTTTTGATGATGGTTATGGTGATTTAATTTATTTAACTACTCAACCAATTTAAAACTAAACCCCCTCTACGGAGGGGTTACTTTTTTTTATATATTAGCAGAAATCAAAACTTATTATTATGTCAGTTAAAGACCAATACTTAGACCTATGTGAAGCAAGAGTTGAAGCTCTTGTCAAAGAGAACGAACTTCTTATGAAGTTTATATCAAGAGATTATTCCTTGAAGGGAATATCTGAAGAAACTGTTAACGCATTATTCCAATCTTTTAAGGCTAATGAAAATACCACCAAGAGTTAAAGTCTCTGAATACCCAGATGAATATGAAATCAACGACATTACAATACGAGACCACTTCTACCTCCACTTCGGGTTCTACGATGACAGGAACTTCTCACAAGGCTTTGGTCAAAGAAATGGAAAATACTACCAAACTCCCCAAAACACCAAAGTACTATAAAGGGAAGTATATGGGCATTGAAGCCTTTGATGTAGTAATGGACTTCCAAGAGGATAGCTACAACATTGGAGTTGCAATAGCCTACTTGCTACGAGCAGGAAAGAAAGAGGGTAACCCTATAGCTCAAGAGTTGAGCAAGGCTATACACCATTTGCAAAAGGAATTAGAATATGAACTTAACCATAGACCTACACTTACCCAAGACAATAAGTCTTAATGCGTTATACGCAGGTAAGCATTGGACATTTAGAAAAAAGATAAAAGATGAATATAAAAAAATCGTTGAAAAGGAGTTGGCTAATTATGACCACAATACTTACAGACATATGTCTATCTCTGTTCGGTACAATAGCCGTCTTGATGTGGACAACAATGTACTTGTTTCAAAATTTGTTGCTGATACTCTCGTTGCTAACAAATGGATTCTGGACGATAGCCCTAAATACTACAAGTCTTTGCGTATCGTCTTTGACGAGACTGTTGAAAAGAATTATAGTGAAGTTAAGATTGAACTAAGAGAATTGATTGATTAATTATTTTTTACTAACTTTGAACCATTAACTAAAATAAACAAGATGACTAAAACATCAAAAGTCGTAAACATCAAGAGCGCAGGTGCGCCTTATGAAAGTCAGTACGGAACTCTATATGGGTTCTATGTCACCTTTGAAAACGGAGACAACGGAAAGTACAACTCTAAAACAGAGGAGTGTGTAAAGTTTGTAATAGGTCAAGAGGCTACCTACGAGTACATACCTCGTGAGTACCAAGGCAAGACCTACTACACGGTCAAGGCAGTCAATCCTCAATTTGCAAGTCCTACAAGCACCCCTGCATCTACAGGAGGGTCTATGTCCACTAATGAGGCAATCATTCGTCAGACCGCTTTAAAAGCAGCAGCAGAGTTAGGTGGTACACCTGCCCAAGTAATGGTAAACGCTCAAGCGTTCGCTGATTGGGTTATGCAGAAAGATGCAGCACAAGCTCAAGTATCTCACCAATCGCATATGCAAGGCAGAGAGCAACAACAAGCTCCACCTCTTGGTGACGATGGTCTACCATTTTAATCTATATTAGGGGGGGCATTAGCCCTCCCTTTTTTTTATACCAAAATACCTATGAGCTTAATTAGTTTTGCAGACCTGCAAACAAAAATGGACGATATCCGAATGGGTAGAGTCAAAGAAGGTGAGACCTTCGGACAATGGAACTTAGATGACCACTTCAGATTCAAGTCTGGAGACTTCAATGTGATATTAGGACACGCAAATGTTGGTAAGACATCTGTAGTCTTATACCTAATGATGTTACAGAGCTTAAAGAATAATAAGCGGTGGCTAATCTTTAGTTCAGAAAACACACCACACTCACTTATAAAGAAGCTATCTGAGTTCTACTTGGGTAAAGTTTTAAATAGTGTGGATGAGATGGAAATGCAACTTGCAATGAGTTGGATACAACAACACTTTATACTTATTGATAGCGATAGAAAGCTATACACCTATAAGGACTTGTTAGAAGAGGCTACAGACATCTATTCAGAAGACCCATTTGATGGGTTCTTAATTGACCCCTATAATAGTTTAGCGAAGGACAAAGAGATGTTTAAAACACTTGGCGGTCACGAGTATGATTATGAGGTAGCAAGTAGTATGAGACAATGGGGTAAACAACGAGATGTATCTATATGGTTATGTGCTCACGCAGTAACACAGGCTTTAAGAATGAAGCACCCTTTAGGTCACGAATACGCAGGGTATCCTATACCACCAAGTAGTGCTGATATAGAAGGCGGTGGTAAATTCTCAAATCGCAGCGATTCTATGATAATTATTCACAGGCTGATTCAACACCCTACAGAATGGATGTACAACCACATACACATTAGAAAAATTAAAGAGGTGGAGACAGGAGGAAGACCTACGAGTATGGATGAGCCGATACGCTTTAGAAGTCTACCCAACAATGTAGGCTTTGAGATACACGGAGAGAATCTTGTTAATAAAAAAGAACAAAAGCAAAGTAATTTACCTTTCTAAAGCCTATATTAGATTATGAATCAATCCGTTAGCATCATATACATAGAGAACAAAGCACAGTTGTTGATGCAAATAGCCCAAGAGTTTAAGGATACAGACATAAATGTATTCCTTGACCTCGTAAGCGTTTACACCGCTATGTGTAGTGCTACGGAATTGGTTAAAGAAGTACAAGATGTTATCTATGACCAAGAGGTAAAACTATTAGAACTAACTGAAGATGTACATAAATTAACAGAAATGCTATGAACTTTGCTATAGACATTGCACCCCTTGCAGGGCTTCTAATAGGTATCAACTATTGGAACTCAGAAATGAATGACGATTATGAAAACCCTAAATACCACTCTTTACAGTTGTGCTTAGGGATTTTTGCTTTAGTAATTACTTGGGAATCGGAATGACAGTCTTAAACCTACTTGCTAATTACCATAAGGAATGGCTCAAGATGGCACGGAGCTTTGGCGCAGGAGACTTTGCCGAGGACATTGTACAAAATATGTACATACGCCTAAATAAGTATGTAGAAGACCCACAGAGGATAATGTACAAGGGACAACCTAACAAGCTCTTCGTATGGGTAACGCTACGAAATATGGTAAGACAGTTCCAGAAGAAGAAAGACCTTATAGTCTACTCTGGAGATATGATAGAATTTGACCAAGCTGAACAGGATTTTGATATGGTAGAGGCTCAAGGCTTTGAGAAGCTCATAGACAAGGTTTGGGAAAGTATGGAAGGATTACATTGGTACGATAAGAAAATGTTTGAAGTGTACCACACCACAGATATGTCTATGAGAGACATAGAAAAAGAAACAGGCATAAGCCTATACTCAATTTTTGACACATTAAAAAAATCTAAAGAATATGTCCGCAAAGAAATCAACGAAGACTACGAAGACTACGCCAACGGTGAAGCCGAACGCATCTAAAGGTCTTGGTGACGATATAGAGAAAATCACAAAAGCAACAGGTATTAAGAAGATAGTAGACACCTTTGCAGATATCACAGGTCTTGATTGTGGTTGTGATGCTCGTAAGGCAAAACTCAATCAACTCTTCCCTAAGAAGACACAACCTCTATGTCTTGTAGAGGATGAGTACAATACCCTTAAGGTATTCTTTAATGCTTTTGATGGTAGAGAGATTAAGACCATCTTTCACGAGCCGTTAAGCAGGATACACGCAAGGGTGTTTCAACATAAGTATTACATTCCTTGTACCTGTAGCCCTAAAGAGTGGAAGCGTAACATAGATGACCTAAACAAGATGTATGGACAATACGAAGGTAAGTAGGCTTTTAATGGCTTGGCTCTATACACAGGGTCACGAGGTTGAAGAGTTCATAGAGGGTTCTGGAGTAGCTACCAAGTTTGGAAAGTCTCACTATAGATTTGACATAGATGGTAACTTCGGTGGAT